ACCCAACAAGGGGAAATAAGTCAACAAGAGAATTAAAATCTATTAAGTTGAAATTAGGATCAAAGACTCCAATCTACTGGGATTGTCTTTGATCAATTGTCATAACAATTATGGAGTTGTTTGACATCGCAGACGGGTTCGCTGATCATCAGATCAACCTAAGATCTTCTAAGCAGGCAACTGGAAGTCTCAGTGCAATCAAGGATCAAATCCTTGTATTGATCCCTGGAACACAAGATTCTGACATTTTAAGCAACCTCCTAATTGCCCTATTATCCTTGATCTTCAATGCAGGCTGTCCAGAGCCTATCTGCGCTGGGGCTTTCCTCAGCCTTTTAGTCCTCTTCACGAATAATCCAACTGCAGCCTTAGGAACTCATGCAAAGGACTCGGATACAGTCATCAGTACCTACACCATCACTGAGTTTTCAGGAATGGGTCCAGTATTAATGAACAGAGACCAAGTAGAAGAATTCATGACTAATAAACTTAACGATTTAATCCGAGTTATCAAGTTTCCCGACTTATTCGTAAGGTCAAACAAGGCTGATGCACTCTTTAATGGCCCGGTAGAGTTCAAAGTTGCCCTCAACTCGATACTAATTCAAGTTTGGAATTTGCTAGCTAAAAGCATCACAGCAAGTAATACTGCAGAAGGCTCTGAAGACAGAAGAACCGAGAGATTTGAGCAAGAAGGGAGGATTGCGTCCATCTATGAACTGAGCAAAAACATGAAAAAGCGACTCAGGGAAACACTAAGGAAACACATGATCATCAAGAAGACGATGGTGAGCATTATGCAGGAATCTGTAGCAATGGGCTCAAATGGGGGAGAGTTGGTTAAGACCATTGCGGTAATCTCCCACTATGTCGTCAATGCAGGGCTCACCGGTTTCTTTCAGACCATTAAGTATGGTATAAACACACGCTCTGCTGCATTGGCTGTCAGTGATATCCAAGCCGAGCTTGGCAAGATTAAGGCTCTCATGCAACTATACAAGAAGAAAGGTGAGAATGCACCGTACATGGTCATACTAGACGACTCAGATGCATCTTATTTCGCACCTGCGGCATACCCGATGATATGGAGTTTTGCAATGGGCTACGGGACAGCAGTTGATACAGCGCTGGCTGGAGTAAACTACAATAGGAGTTTCCTAGATAGCAAGTGGTTTGCGATAGGCCAGAAAATGGCAGTTGAGTCAGGGTCCAAGGTTAACGTTGGGATGCTTAAGACACTTGGTTTAACAGAACAGCAAGGTCAGACTTTGGCAACAATATTGGAGGAAAGCAAGGATGCTAGAGCTGCCATGATATCAGGCATCAGTGGATCAAGCAATATTAAAGATGGCGAAAGTTTCGAATTGGAGCCAAACATGTCACCCAGCATATACAGCGAGTCAACCACAACCAAGCTAGACAGAATCAAGAAGCTGGCCAAAGAGGTCAGAGAAACAGCAATAACGGCAGAGGACAACATCGGGTCTTTGGATGATGAGAGCAAGGTCATAGCTGGCATGTCATAACCATATTGCTGAGAGATCAACTTTGTATACCTAACAACGAGCATACCAACTATAGGCATGTGAAGATGATTAAAGAAAACCTAGGATCAAAGATCCATGATCAGAACACGCATCTACAAACCGACCTACACAACAACCACACCACCCACATGTCACACCCCCATCAAGATGGAAGAAGACCCGAGAGAGAAGATGCATCCCCAATCAATGTGGAGACTGGTGAGACTGAGAGCACAGAGACTTCTATCATACAGCGAATCAACAGATCTTTCGACCAGGGAGTTCCTGGAAGACGTCAGCAAGTCGGTGGTCGTCCTTTTCAACAGAGATGGGATGAGTTCTATATCACAGTGGCGTACAGAAGACTGTGCTGCGAGGAGACTGGGGAATTTATCTAAATTTGCATGGGATGCGGTAACCAAAGGTAGGATGGATCCATGCAGACTAGCCTTCAAGATGGTCACTGAATTGGGAAATGATGTAGCCATACGAGCTGAGATCCTGACGGTTGTATGGTTGATAACAGGGTGGTCAACAATCCCCCGAACTCTACACAAAGATCTATGGTCTAGTGCTATATATAGGAGATTGTCGTTGTGATCACAATCAGGTTCATTGCAATATCCCACTCTTTTGGTGGGCTGTGTCGTAGTCAGTCATGATTCATTTAAGCAAATTAAGAAAAACTTAGGATCAAAGGTATCTGAGATCCAGTAAGAATGGCTAACTTCAATGGTTTCGAAGCAAGCAGCCTTATTGATCAAGGCTTAGACGACATAGAGGCAATCGGACAGATGACCTGCATTAGACCCTCTGAGGAGTCACCATACGTAGAGATACCAGACACTGGTATCGTACCTGGGATAGTAGGCAAAGCCATTGGTGAAATTGAGTCCAAAACCAATGGTGATGGCCATACCTCAGCACCTACACCGCACAACACCATCAAGGGCAATGCTGATAAAGTCAAGAAATCTGGCGAAACGATCCCGGACAAAGCGGAGGAACCTCAACCGGTGCAACAGCAGGATAGGAGCAAAGTCAAAGAAAGCAACATTACAATGAATCCAGACAGCTCAGGTTTCAAGCAACTCTTCAATAGAGACACGGAACTCAAGACAAATTCATGGAAAAACACCATAGCTGGTTCCATGATGAACCATAAAGATGAGAACAAGTTAGGAATAAGGGGGGCTTCTAGCGAAGGGAGAAGACCCAGCCGAGGTCATAGAAGGGAAATCAGTACCTCTACCATTGACGGGATATTTGAGGTCTGGGAATTTTGCAATCCCATGTGTTCCCGTATTACCCCCGATTTCAAGCCCAAAATCTGCGTCTGCGGAGAGTGTCCGAGATACTGCCCAAGATGCAAGGAACAGGGCGGTATCAGAGTGCCTGAGTGAGCAGGTTGGCGAGATATCCATGGCAGTTTCGGATCTAGGTGTCATTGTTAGAAAAGTCATAATGGGCAATTCCGAGAGGGACGAAAACTTAACAGCACTAATGATGAAGATGCAAAAACAGCTTGCAATCCAGGAGGGAAAGCTGGAAACTCTGCAATCCACTGTTGGGAAAATCTATGCTAAAGTTGACCTGATCAAGGATCATGTCTCGAAGTACATGATATTAACAAGAGAAGGAGGTAAAGACAGTCAAGAACATGAACCTAGGAGATTGATACAGTCTTACACAGGCCCAGGGAAACCCGAAGCCGTGATCAATGAGCATGGCCAAATCAGGCTCAAAGGAACGACCAGGAGTGGCACCAGTTGGAACACGACCCCACATGATTTGGTGGATCCCACAAGACTGACGATGTCCAGAGATGAATCAAATGCTACAAGGTTTATACCCAAGCTTGATGATGCTTCTAGGGCAACTCTCCTCAGCCTCCTAACCATGTCCGGCCTGGACAATGACACTCAAAGCACACTTGAAGGAATAATTATGAGTGCCACAAGAGTAGATCAGCTAATTGAGGTTCATGAGATACTCTTGGAACCATAACAACCCCATATATGATAGACCCAGTATATCTGTGCAATGTCGACTCTCCAACCTGACATCTGAGCCACACCGCCATAGAACAAATTCCATCCAGTCATCACCTTATTAAGAAAAACCTAGGAACAAAGTTCCACTGGTTCCAGAATGGGGACTATCGCAGAATTCAACCCTGTGACATGGGCCGAGCATGGCTCACTTAGCCCTATGTTACTCGAGCAAGGACCGGATAAAAAGATTATCCCGCAGTACAGATTCATAGCACCTAAACCTGAAGCTGGAAGGACAAAGATGGATTGGTACCTAACTCTCAGTGGTATTATAGAATGTAAATCACAATCAGGAGCTGGAAGTGATACGGCACCAACGACCTCCGGCAAAAAGATTGTATCCATGGGAATGATACCACTAGGTGTGGGTCACACTAGGGAGACGCCAGATGCACTTCTGGATGCTGTGGTGAAGTTGAAAATAACCGTGCGTAGGACTGCCCGAAGCTCAGAAACACTGATATTCACATTCGCAGAAGTTGACCCGAGGCTTGCTCCTTGGAACTACAATCTCAAGAGTGGGATGGGATTTCCATCGATGAAAGTATCATCACAGGCTCATTTGATTCCCGTCGATCAAAGATGTACTATGAGAGGTGTCTTTCTGATCATCACTGCACTAGGTTCAGGAAGTTACTACAAGATCCCGAGACCTATTCAGAACTTGACAATCGCGGACACAATCTCTGTCAATTTTTTGGTTGGGTTGACAACTGACGGGGATTTATCAAAAGCCGGTTTGATGACCACAAGAGACTCGGAAGGCCATCACACAGTTGAAACAATGATACATTTGGGTATATTCAAGAGGACCAAAGGCAAGAGTTACACAGTGGAATATTGCCAGGCTAAAGTACTGGCTATGGATCTGACTTTTGCATTGGCAGGTGTCGGCGGTGTTTCCCTGCATGTGATCGTTAATGGGAAAATTAGCAAACAGTTATTAACACAATTAGCCGGGCACCGATCCATATGCTACTCACTGATGGATATCAATCCTAAGATCAACAGTGTGTTATGGAGACCTATGGTAGAGATATCCTACATCAAAGCTGTGTTCCAGCCTAGTATCCCCAAAGAGTTCAAGATCTACTCAGATGTCATCGTCAAGAAAGCGGGAAGAGTACAGCAGCTGATAAAGAAAGGATTTTAATCAAAGGATCCCGGTGTACGGACATATGAGAGAAACACTACATAGTTTTAAACTAATTATACTTCAGCAACCTAGCTGGAGAATAAATGTACCTCAATCAACTTAATTACAACTTGGCTTGATGATTCTCTTTAAGCTTACCACGGCCTGAATTAATTCCTCACTGTAACTATTAAGATTTATAATGGCATGATCTATGTTAGGTTAACGTAATTGTAAAATAAAAAACTTAGGAGCAAAGCTCTTTAAGACCTCTCCGAGCGTTTTTGAAAGGAGATATAATACGTGACTAAGATGACTAGGATAACTATCCTTCAGATTATCCTGACACTAACACTTCCGGTCATGTGTCAAGTCTCATTTGATAACCTTGAACAAGTAGGGGTCATGTTTGATAAGCCCAAGTTCCTGAAGATCACGGGTCCGGCTAGTACTGCGACAATGATAATCAAATTAATACCAACACTAGGAACTATGGAGAGCTGTGGAACTTCTGCTGTTAATGAATATAAGAAGACTCTTGACACCATCTTAGTACCTCTGAGGGACACCATAAACAAATTAAGTACTGATATCACTGTAGTAGAAGGGACCTCAAACATATCAAACAAGAGAGAGAAGAGATTTGTCGGAATAGCGATTGCAGTTGGAGCTGTTGCCCTAGCTACGTCTGCACAGATAACAGCGGGGATTGCTCTCTCTAATACTATTAAGAATGCAGAGGCGATCGAAAGTATCAAATCATCTATCCAAGCGTCAAACCAGGCAATACAGAAAGTCATAGATGCTCAAGGAAGAACTGTCACAGTCATAAATGGTATTCAAGATCACATAAACTCCGTAATTAATCCGGCTTTGAACCAACTGGGGTGTGATGTCGCCAAAAACACACTTGCTATATCCCTGACTCAGTACTTCTCTAAACTTTCATTGCTATTTGGACCTAATCTTAGGAACCCTGTCGAACAACCCTTGTCAGTTCAGGCGATAGCCGGCTTAATGGATGGTGATATTAATGCGGTAGTATCACAATTAGGGTATACTCAATCCGACCTGCTTGACTTATTGTCCACAGAGTCGATAGTGGGGACAGTCACGGCCATTGATATGGTTAACTACATGATCCAGATTGAGATGTCCTTCCCCCAATATATTACAATTCCTGACACGAAAGTACTAGAAGGGCACAAAATCACCTTCAATGATAAGGGTTCTGAATGGCAAACTCAAGTCCCTAGCACCATCGCAGTTAGAGATATACTAATTGCCGGGGTTGACCCTGATGGATGTTCGATCACAAGTACTTCTTACATATGTAAGAATGATCCAACATACGCCATGTCAGAGGTCCTTACTAATTGTTTCAGAGGCAATACACAAGAGTGTCCGAGAGCCAGGATAACATCTACATTCGCTACTAGATTCGCAATTGCAAGATCTACAGTCATAGCCAATTGTGTCGCTGCAGTATGTTTATGCGGTGACCCCGGGATCCCTGTAGTACAGAAAGCCGAAGTGACTCTGACTGCGATGACCCTTGATCAATGTAGCTTGATAACTGTGGACGGGCTACAAATCAAACCCAGCAAAAGCATTGCGAACGTAACTGCCAATTTTGGAAACATAACGTTAGGGCCAGTGGTATCAGTTGGGGACCTAGACTTATCAGCAGAACTAACTAAGGTCCAATCAGATCTAAAGGAGGCTCAGGATAAGCTCGATGAATCAAATGCAATCCTACAAGGAATTAACAATAAGATCCTGACTGCTCCAACCTCTATCGCATTAATTGTAGTCTCTGTTGTGGTTATTTTGTTAATCATAGGGATGATCAGCTGGTTGGTCTGGTTGACCAAGGCAGTCAGGAGGTCCAACACTAGGTCAGAAAGGGTGACACCAAGTGCTTACAACAATCTAGGCTTTATAAAATAAAAAGTTGACTATGTGATCATTTGTCAGACCTGTTAAAGTATCAAGGCGGGAGCATGGAGTCATAATACTGTCCTTATGTACGATTAAGAAAAACCTAGGATCAAAGATTATTGATCTTAAGTACAATGGATCCCAAAAGCTACTACTGCAATGAGGACCTGAGGAGCGATGGTGGAGAAAAATCACCAGGAGGAGACCTCTACAAGGGAATCATCCTGGTGTCGACTGTGATATCCCTTATCATTGCTATAATCTCTCTCGCATTCATTATAGATAACAAGATTAATATACAATCACTCGACCCTTTGAGAGGTCTGGAGGATAGTTACTTAGTCCCAATTAAAGATAAGTCTGAATCTATCAGTCAAGATATACAGGAAGGAATATTCCCTCGTCTGAACTTGATCACAGCCGCAACAACGACTACCATTCCCCGGAGCATAGCCATACAGACAAAGGATCTGAGTGACTTGATTATGAATAGGTGTTACCCCTCTGTTGTGAATAATGACACCTCTTGTGATGTACTAGCTGGAGCAATACACAGTAATTTATTCTCGCAACTGGACCCGTCGACATACTGGACATGCTCTTCTGGGACCCCGACCATGAATCAAACAGTGAAATTACTACCTGATAACTCCCAGATCCCAGGTTCCACGTACTCAACCGGTTGTGTTAGAATACCAACATTCTCACTAGGCAGTATGATCTATTCTTATAGTCACAACGTCATATATGAAGGTTGCAATGATCATTCTAAATCCTCACAGTATTGGCAATTAGGCTACATTAGTACAAGTAAAACTGGTGAACCACTTCAGCAAGTCAGCAGGACACTGACTCTGAATAATGGGCTAAACCGCAAATCCTGCAGTACCGTGGCACAAGGGAGAGGCGCATACCTGTTATGTACCAATGTTGTGGAAGATGAGAGGACCGATTACAGTACAGAGGGTATTCAAGATCTGACTTTGGACTACATAGATATCTTTGGCGCGGAGAGGAGCTATAGATATACTAATAATGAGGTTGACCTGGACCGTCCTTACGCGGCACTCTACCCCAGTGTTGGATCAGGGACAGTTTATAATGATAGGATCTTATTCCTGGGGTATGGAGGATTGATGACACCTTACGGAGATCAAGCTATGTGCCAAGCTCCAGAATGTACATCTGCTACACAAGAGGGGTGTAACAGTAACCAGCTAATAGGGTATTTTTCAGGGAGGCAGATAGTGAACTGTATTATTGAGATTATTACAGTTGGGACAGAGAAACCAATCATTCGTGTTAGGACCATCCCAAATTCCCAGGTGTGGCTCGGTGCAGAGGGTCGTATACAGACATTAGGTGGAGTACTTTACCTCTACATTAGATCATCAGGGTGGCATGCTCTGGCTCAGACAGGTATCATCTTGACGCTTGACCCTATAAGAATAAGTTGGATAGTAAATACAGGATATTCGAGACCTGGGAACGGTCCCTGCTCAGCATCGTCACGATGTCCAGCGCAGTGTATCACAGGAGTTTACACAGATATCTTTCCGTTGTCGCAAAATTATGGTTATTTGGCTACAGTCACATTGCTATCCGGAGTAGATCGGGTCAACCCGGTGATATCATATGGTACTTCCACTGGACGGGTTGCAGATAGTCAACTAACGAGCTCAAGTCAGGTGGCCGCATACACGACAACCACTTGTTTCACATTCAATCAAAAGGGGTATTGCTATCATATCATAGAGTTAAGTCCTGCTACTCTAGGCATATTCCAACCGGTCCTAGTCGTGACCGAGATCCCCAAAATCTGTTCATAATATTGTTAGTGCACAGAGGGCTGTCAAGCAAGTTAGACGCAGCCGGGCACGAACGAGACACACCAGCCGAACGGAGCTGACACACAGGACAATGATGATGACCTGGGGGACTTAAATTTCGGTCACATCAGCAGCATCAAGGAGAATGAACAAACCGGAACCCAGAAAGCCAACCACAGCAATCAACCAGGATTGATTATCCAATTAAGAAAAACCTAGGATCAAAGATCCTGCATGCACAATGGATCCCAAGGATATCCTTTACCCTGAATGTCATCTTGATTCACCAATTGTGCTTGGAAAGGTCATAAGACTGCATTATCTCCTTGACCTTACAGTTGAGTATGATATTAAAGACTCATCAATCTTGAGAAACCTAGATTATAATGCTAAGTCCGGGAGATTATCTAACAGGGATAGGGAGCTAGTAAAGCACAAAGATATCTTAAGAAAAGAAGGGTTTGTCAGATCAGGATACAGAGGGATTGATTACCCAAGAGGGAATAAGGAACTTTTCAGATTAGTGATCCCAAATCTGACAAAGCCCCTGGAGTGTCTGTTAAAACAGAGCAATAAGGTATTTGATAGGATTGAGTCTGGATTGAGGGACACGTTCCTGGCATCAGCCAATAAGATTTCGGGGAAAGGCAAGGAAGTATTCACTGAGCAGAACCTAACAGAGAGCGGGATGGCCGGTGTGTCCAGATCTATTCATAACAATGGATGGAACCAACCATTCATGACTTGGTTCACAATCAAGAAAGAGATGCGGAAGTTAAAGAAGGATTATAGAAAGAACGCCAAGAGCACAGGGATGACCAGATTGGCATCTCATCATGAGAGGTATTCCCTATACATTCACTCTGACTTCGTGCTGATTTCTGATCATGTGTTGGAAGTATATCACTTGCTGACTGACGATATGGTTTTGGGATTCTGTGATGTAGTAGAAGGGAGATTGATGGTCTCAGCAGTTGCTTCAATGGACCCTAATTATGTGAACATAGGCATTAGAGGGGAACAATTGTGGAGCTTGATTGACTCGCTCTTCATTCTACTTGGTAATAAAGTCTATGATGTGGTTGGTATGCTAGAGCCCTTGGCATTATCCTATATCCAACTAAGAGATCCTATTAAAGAAATAAGAGGTGCATTCCTGTATTATAACCTAAGCGAGTTAGACCAGCTCTTAAAAGAAGACACTATACTTTCAACAGGTGAAGTTAAAGACTTTATCGAGCTAATAAGTGAGATAATCAATATGGGCAGTGTATCTGAAATATCAGAGATTTTCTCTTTCTTCAGATCCTTTGGTCATCCCGTCCTAGAGGCTGTTACTGCTGCTGATAAAGTGAGAGATCATATGTGTAAGCCTAAAGTCTTAGACTATGAGACACTGCAGAAAGGACATGCAGTATTCTGTTCTATGATAATCAACGGATTCAGAGAGAGACACGGAGGATCTTGGCCACCATGCTTCCTCCCAGACTATGCATCATCTGAGCTCAAAGCGGTTATGGCAAATCATGCCGCAATTCCTTATGAGTTAAGTGTAAATAACTGGGAATCTTTTATAGGCTTCAAATTTGACAAATTCGAAGAGGTCAACCTGGATGAAGATCTGACTATATTTATGAAAGATAAGGCACTGTCTCCTATTAGGGCAGAATGGGATACTGTTTACCCGCAAGAGAACATGCAATACTCACCTGGCAGAAGCTCTACCAGTAGGAGATTGGTAGATGTGTTCCTTGAAGACATGGAATTCAACCCACAGGACATAATAGATTATGTTGTATCTGGTAGTTACCTGATTGATCAGGACTTCAATATCTCCTATAGCCTCAAAGAGAAAGAGATTAAGCAAGCGGGCAGATTATTTGCCAAGATGACATACAAAATGAGAGCTGCACAAGTCCTAGCAGAATCTCTGGTTGCGCATGGTGTGGGGAAGTATTTCCAGGAAAATGGGATGGTTAAGGATGAGCATGAACTCCTTAAATCACTAACAACCTTGTCACTAGCTGGGGTACCTAGATCAAGGCCTGGTGAGGACCCATCTGCAACAGAGGAGAGCAAGTTTGTGAAGATAGCTCAGAAGGGAAAGGAGATTCTCAGGAACAACCAAACAAGAAGGAGTACACAAGAGAGCCGGGATCAGGATGGGTTAGCCAATGAGAAACATGAGACTGTTGCGTCATTCATAACCACTGATCTGCAAAAATTTTGTTTAAATTGGAGGTACGAGAGTGTTATACTCTTCGCCCAGAGATTGGATGAGATCTATGGGTTGCCAGGATTCTTCGAGTGGTTGCACAAAAGACTTGAGAAGTCTGTACTGTATGTTGCAGATCCAAATTGTCCACCTGACTTCAGGACCAAAATGAGTCTGGAGGACACCCCGGACACTGGGATATTTATCCACAATCCAATGGGAGGGATTGAGGGATACTCACAAAAAATGTGGACTATTATATCTATTAGCATGATCCACCTAGCTGCAGTCCAGACAGGGGTGAGAGTCTCCGCAGTTATCCAAGGAGACAATCAATCTATCGCAGTTACTACAAGAGTTCCGGTGAGAATGAATTATAATCAGAAAAAGACTGAGTGTTACAAAAGCACGATAAGATACTTTGAGACTTTGAGGAAAGTGATGGGAGGGTTGGGACATAACTTGAAACTGAACGAGACTATCATATCCAATCAGTTCTTTATCTACTCGAAGCGAATATACTTTGATGGTTCTATCTTACCCCAAGGTCTTAAAACTATTTCTCGGTGTGTTTTCTGGTCAGAAACTTTAGTGGATGAAACTAGGGCAGCTTGCTCTAACATTTCGACATCTCTCGCTAAGGCGGTCGAGAACGGGATATCCCCTCTATTGTGTTACCTACTTAATGCCTGGAAAACACTGCAACAACTACACATATCCTTAGCTTTTTCAATTAACCCGACAATAACGAAAGATCTGTATGGGCCGATTTTGAGCTCTCAAGACTGGATGATAATAGCTGTCATAGTCCCATCACAATTAGGCGGGTTCAATTACATGAGTCTCTCTAGGTTGTTCGTGCGTAATATCGGGGATCCTTTAGTAGCGGCATTGGCAGATGTTAAGAGATATATTGAGATTGGGTTACTCACGACAGCTGCCCTCACGAAGTTTACCACTCAAGTCCCAGGGGATTCCACAGAGTTAGACTGGGCATCAGATCCCTACTCTGCAAATTTACCCCACTCACAAAGTGTGACCACTGTAATCAAACATGTGACAGCCAGGTCTGTATTATCCAAATCACCAAACCCCATGCTGGAAGGGTTATTCCATGAGAATACTGATGAGGAGGATCATGATCTGGCCAGATTCTTAATAGACCGAGAAATAATACTGCCAAGAGTTGCAAATGTTATACTAGATCAATCCGTGACAGGTGCCAGGTCTGCAATTGCAGGGCTCTTAGACACGACAAAGACCCTAATCAAGAATACGGCAAACAAAGGAGGACTTTCAAATCGAACTGTATCAAAACTTTTGTACCACGATTATCAACAATTTATTGTCTTTAACAAGATACTAAGGTCCCAAGTCGATGATACCACAGATTTCAGTCTAGTTTGTTCAGTCACACTTGCTAAGATAATGAGATCTAGGATGTGGGTCAAGGTTGCAAAAGGAAGAAGGATAGAGGGATTGGAGGTTCCTGATCCCTTGGAGTGTTTGAGGGGTGAATTAATAGTTGGGTCGGGTTCATGCACCATATGCGAAAGAGGGATGGACCAATACAGTTGGTTCTACATTCCACCCGGGATGGATCTAGAGGGACAGCATCGGGAGAATGGATCACTGAGAGTCCCGTATTTCGGTTCATCAACGTCTGAGAGGTCGGAGGCATCCGTGAATACTACTAGAGGATTGTCGAGAGCCGCAAAAGCAGCCATTAGGATAGCGTCCGTATACACCTGGGCCTACGGAGAATCTCAGCTTAGCTGGTATGAGGCGTATGCTTTGGCATCCCAAAGAGCAAATCTCACACTAGAGCAATTGAAAGTGATAACCCCGAAGTCCACCTCAACTAGCTTGTCTCACAGGCTTAATGACTCTTCGACGCAAATGAAATTTGCCTCTACAAACTTACAACGTGTTAGCAGGTTTGTTACTATCTCAAATGATCATATCAAGTTGAAAGGGAACGGGGATGCAGGGGATACCAATTTGATCTACCAGCAAGTGATGTTAGTAGGCTTGAGTATTATCGAGTTGACCCACAGGAGGCAAGAGAATACCGGCGAGGACAGCAAGGTCCTACACCTTCACATCAGAGAAGACTGCTGTGTCGAATTCACACAAGACCAGGGGGATATCCCTTCCTTAAACAATCTACCTGAATTTGAAGACCACCCAACGAACAGACTGATTTATGATCCTAATCCGCTAGATAATATATATATAACCAGGATCAAAGAAACAAGCGTTTACTTACATGAACTGGACTTCCTGGCTTGGCATGATGAAGATATAAAGACGGTGCTTGGGAATTCAGTAGGACAGATGATTGAAGAAGTTATAGCGACCACTGAGAGAGATAATCTTAAGGACATTAATGCACTTTCAAATGAAGATAATATCAACTCAATCATAACGGAGATGATGCTTTCTAATCCTGATGATGTGTTATCGTCACTGGGTTGCATGTTGGTATTAAGATTTGCGTATGAATGTTATGCACGGCATATAGAGGGCAAAGAACAGTATATATCATATGTAAGCGATAAGATCGAAACAATGTCACGTTCAAATCTGTCAATCTTAATCAATAGTCTGACTCATCCTAGAGTGTTTAGGAAGTACTGTGATGAAGGAGTACTGGTCCCGGATAGGGGACAGACATTATCTACTCAGGACTTCCGGGCACACAGTGTAGAATACTGTATCGCAAGTCTACAGAGATTTTTTGAAAAATGGACAATTTCCGGCAATATAACTATATTACTGTGTGACCAAGATGAAGTCATCATAGGTGAGAGAGAACTAACTCTCAAAGGAAGGATCAAGGCAATGATAATCTGTATCTACTGTTTGACTGAAAATTCCCCGAGCCTTGTTGGTCTCAATACAAAGGAAAGAGATGAAGTGCTGACTGAATACTTGGAAGAGGTCGGTCAAAGTAATATAGAGAGTAGATATTGGGTACTTGGATCAATAGGGATTAAGAAGTACAATACATCCCTTACGTATATTAGGAGGAGCTTAGTCAAACAGTACAGATTGAGGGATCTTGATGTTCAGTTACTCATTGATGAGATGGCAGAACAAGACATGGAATCATTATCCATGGCTGACCCAATATTTGACCAAGTGAATAAGACAGAGACCATGGGGTCTGTGTCACTATGGCAATCTATAAAAGTCAAGGACCTAACACTAGACAGGAACCCAAGAGCAGAATCTGCCGAATATCGTATACCCACAACATGTGAGATACCTAGTCAAATTTTACGGATTGTGGGAGTAAATTCTACATCTTGCTCGAAAGCTCACGAGTTGAACTCAGTCATCTGCACCCTCCCATTAGAAGGGAAATCCTGTTTGTTTTTGGCCGAGGGATCAGGATCAATGATGACCTATTATATGTTAAGACACAGATTGAACAATGTTTATTTCAACACGGGAGTCGGATCAGAGGATATCAATAGTCAACGAGAAACCGACCCATCCCCGTCAGAGCCTGTCCTAGTCGAGGGGAATCTCCGAATCAAGCATTGTCTAAGTGAAAAAGTCACTGTGTTATTTAATGGGAGACCTGAGACGACCTGGGTAGGGAATGAAGATTGTGAATCTTATGTGACTACACAGATAGGTGAGGACAAAGTATCACTTGTTCACTCAGACATGGAAAGCGGGATAGAGAAAAGCAATCAGGCGGTTCTTGTTGAACATGTATCACTAATCAAGATCTTCCAAGGTGTGCCAACGCCTGGAGCTACACTAGTTAGCAAGATAGCACCGAGACTAGGGACTAACTGGACTCAGATAATATCGTTGTATTTAGAAACCTTTACCAATGTGACAATCTTGTGTTTAAAGAACAGTAACCCTGCAAGTAGCGAGCTGTATGTCATATGTGATGGTGTCAAGACACGTATTAGGGTTAAATCAATCGTGTATGCGCAGTGTGTCCATTATTTAACAGAGGAGAGTCAGTCCAGATTAGAACAGCGGATTATCGATGCCAAACTCAAAGCTGGTGAGCATCTAATGAGTGTTATAAATGATCTCAAGAGTGGGGAGAAGATAAACCAGATTGAAAGTTTATTGAAGATCGGCTTTTCTGCAAACATGACCACAGTAGCCAGACAATTCCTGAGGGTGACTGATCTGACAGATACAACTACCATATTCACAAAGCTCAGGCTGGCACTAGTTGACTTACTAAGAGTGACCTCAGAAGAGTCAACAACTTTATCCTTGTACCAACCTTACCCGCTCTCCCAGTCAGGAAAGTGTAGGGTTGTAAAAGAGAGAGCAATGAAGGGTTGGATTAGTATCAATCTTAACACCATCTTCACCAAGAGGAACTATCTAAAACATGACTTCGAGTACCTTGCAGTACGAAACAAAGTGATAATAGATATGAAGTGCCTGTTGGCTTGTGGAGTTGTGAACAAGAAAACCGGTGATAGACTTAATCGGATGTCACATTTACTATACTCAGAGATTACTAATCGTGACAAGAAGAAACTGTTCAAACTCATCGGATCGGCCTTTTATTTCTCAGGACGTTGAGGGGTAAGTGAGATCCAATCCCAACCGCAATCTTTTGGAGAGAATGATACGATCGGTCGAGTAAGAAAAACTTTTTCTTTCTTGTTCATATTTCCCCTTGTTGGGT